CCATTAGGATTATCTGCCATAAAAGTAAATGTTTGACTAGTAGTTTTTCCATTCATAAAATCCCTCATATATTTATAATATGAAGTATTAAGAGAATTGTCATAACCTGCATACAAATCATTACTAGAAGATTCTGTAGATGATGCATAGGTTACTAACATTATAACACTATATACATTTATCATATAACCACTTAAAGCCCCTACTAAAGTTTTTGGTGTACTGTTTAAAGCCTGAGCTTCAGCATTACTTAATGAAATTTTATCTGTTTGCATTAAGTATTTAAAATCCAGCTTTTTTGAGGTACCACTCGAGCTAGAGGAGGTATCGTTTACGTCCACGATCATTAAAATATCACCCGATCCGACCTGCTCCTCGAGAGATGTTTTGTTTGTCAGTTTTTGATTTGCCATAACTATCTAAATATTTTTTTAGTTTTTGTTCGTTATTTTTCCTTTGTTTTTCCTTTTGTTTTGTTAACATATCTTAGCAACATATTGTTATATCTGCTCCTTGTAAAAAGGATTTAGTTTTATTACTCATTGGAGCAACATCAAGATTCAATCCTGCGTAGTAGTTTTGCGAAGTCGGATTAAGGTCTGACCCCTGATTCGTTTGATACTCAGGCAGACTGCTTGTGTTGTTTCTTATGTAGTCTATCAATCGTTCTCTGTAGAACTCAGCTTGATCTATACTCGCATTAATTAAAGGCTTTAAATCGCTGTGAGAAACGCTTGAGCCTTGCTCACTTGACATTGTTACTATAGAATTATTTACCATTCTAAGCCTAAGAAATGGTAATACAGTAGCAAAAGCAAACTGAACTAAAGCAGGTTGTATATATGTTTGTAAAAGCGTTAAATATGCTCCTGCCAAACTACTACCTTGTATATCAGATATTAATTTATCATTTAAATCAGTTCCAAGCACAGGTAATATGTACCTATCTTGCGCCATTAGTATATATGGAAGTAGTAAATTATCATCTACGCTTCCACCAAGAGCTGAATCTTTT